GGCGCCGCCACCGTCGGCGGCGCCACCTACTTTGGCGACCACACCCTCCTCATGCACCGCAGCGAACGAGCCATCTGGACCCTCGACCCCGAAACCGACAAACAAAAACTCCGCCCCTAACCACCAACCAAAGCCCTGGGCATCCCCGCCCAGGGCACCACCCCACCCCTCCCCACCCCCTTCCCCCTCACCCCTCACGAATCACTCCTCACGCATCACGCATCACGCATCACGAATCACCCCTCACGCCTCACGCATCGCCCCCGACCACCCGACTACCCGACTAATTGACCACCCGACTAACAGACCCCTTGACTAACCACCCCAAAATAGTGTATAATGTACCTGCATCACCGCTCACCCCACCCACCACCCCACACCATCCATTTCAAGGCAAACAGCCCAAAACGGTACACTTTCCACACTCACATTTCCTGAAATTCGCAAGAGGACATAAAATGCCACACCTTCCACAACAGACAGTACACCTCCCAAACACCCCCCACAACCCATCGTACCAAGGCAAATGACAGTCAGAAACATTGCCCCGCTTGATAGGGGATTGAGACTAGAGATCTCCTGGGGTCGGGCTTTTCATTGAAGGAGTCAGAAACATTGCCCCGCTTGATAGGGGATTGAGACTCAACTAATCCATCGAGGCCATTTACCCATTGGCCTCGTCAGAAACATTGCCCCGCTTGATAGGGGATTGAGACCAAAGCCCTCCCTTTTGACCAGAGGGTCCGGGTTCTCTGGTCAGAAACATTGCCCCGCTTGATAGGGGATTGAGACTCGGCCCCACAGCGGCCAATTACCTTGACCGAGCACTGGTCAGAAACATTGCCCCGCTTGATAGGGGATTGAGACTTGGACCCAGAAGGCCCTTAAAATTCCCATTTCTTTCTCGTCAGAAACATTGCCCCGCTTGATAGGGGATTGAGACGGGATACCCCCCTGCCCGAAGGCGCAACTTTCGCCTTCGGGTCAGAAACATTGCCCCGCTTGATAGGGGATTGAGACCTGGTGGATACACCACTGGCAGGTCTCGCCAGTGGCGTCTTGTCAGAAACATTGCCCCGCTTGATAGGGGATTGAGACTCGCAACTATGAGGATTGCGAGCGCACATCCTCCGGGTCAGAAACATTGCCCCGCTTGATAGGGGATTGAGACACCATTGGCGGGGCTGTTTGGCGGGCCGGACTGGCCGAGTCAGAAACATTGCCCCGCTTGATAGGGGATTGAGACTTGGGGAAGGAGTTGTTCTCCAGGAGGCTCTTCGCCTCGTCAGAAACATTGCCCCGCTTGATAGGGGATTGAGACTTGGGACTTTCACTTGATGAGCACCTGTTCTCTCCAGTCAGAAACATTGCCCCGCTTGATAGGGGATTGAGACACGGTGCAGGATGCGACTACGTCTGGATCGAGACCACTGGTCAGAAACATTGCCCCGCTTGATAGGGGATTGAGACCACCAATTTCAATTTTGTCCTGTCAAACAGCCCACACTCAAAAAAATCGCCCCCCTACCAAAGCCCCCGACCACCCGACCACCCGACTAACCGACTAATTGACTAATTGACTAATTGACTAACCGACTACCCAAAAACAAAAAGAGCCAGCCGCCCAAAGCGACTGGCCCTCACCCACTACCTCTCACGAATCACGAATCACGAATCACTCCTCACGCATCACGCCTCACTCCTCACCCCACCCGCATAATAAACGCCAACGCATAAAACGGCGGCCGATTCTCCTGCCCCGCCGACCCCCCACTCCCCGTCACCCCACTATCCACATCGTGCCCATGACTGTCGCTCGCCGTTGCCCCACTATCCACGTCGTGACTGTGACCATCGCTCTCCATCTCCGACTCCAACGTCGACCCCGACACCGTGTGCACGTGATGCAAACTCCCACCCCGCGCCGCCTCCGCCCCCGACCCCGATGCCACCGTCACCGCCGCCGACTCGCTCCCCGTAGCAATGTCATGAGCAAACCCATGCTTGTGGCTGTCCGAATCCGTCGCCAGCGACCCCGGCCCGTGCGTGTGGCTGTCCGAATCCGTCGCCAGCGACCCCGGCCCATGCGTGTGCCGCAGGTCGCTCGTCTCCTCCCCCCCCACATCCCCCGAAGTGTAAGCATCCCCCGCCCCCACAATAAACCGCCCCCGCAGATCCGGCGTCCCATTCGTCCCATCGCACAACACCCACCCCGCCGGCACATCGTCCGACGCCCCCGACCACATCACAATCCCCCCCACCGGCACCAACCACGGATCCGACGGCTCCCGCCGCAAAACCGGACACCGCCAGATACGCCGGCGGCTCTGCCGCCCCTTCCTCGCCGACTTTTTCGCCGGCTGGTTCCCCGGATCCTTATCCTTCACCCGCCCCAACCCGATCACCTGGTGCCACCTTCCATTCATATTCCACTCCTCCCGAAACCGAATCACCCGCCCCACCACGTCCAACCCACCCCATGGTGGCGAGGCCACCGTCACCACATCGAACAACTCCAACCCGTGACAAGGCCGGCACACAATCGTCGCCTCCGTCGCCTCCGCCTGGTACAAATCCAACTCCGCCTGGGCGCGCTGCGCGCACTCGGCGTCACCGTCCAGATCATCATCATAGATCGTCCAGCGCCGCCTCCCCACCGCCGCGATCTGCGTCGCATCCTCCGCCAACCCACTCTTCCCCGCCCGGCCCAACACACTCACACTATTCACCTGCCACGCCGAAGCCGCCGCCTCGACCAGCAGCACCGCGTGGCTCGCATTCCACCCAAACGTGTAAACCGAAACATCCCCCCCATCGATCTCCCGCCACTTGACCTCCCCATCCAACCCGGCGTAAAGATACTCCGGCATCTTGCCCACCAACCGATCCAGCGCCGCCTCCCCCGACTCCCGCAGCCGCACCGCATAATCCAGCGTCAACGCAGTCATCGTCCCCGACGCCCGCGTCAACCCCACCTGCGTCAGCAACCACTCCAGGATCGTCGACGCCGCCGTCGACGACCACGTCTGCTCCGATGCAGCCCGCCACCGCGCCAGCCTCCCCCGCCAATCGATGCACTCCAGCACACACAAACTCACCCCGCCCAGGTGCTCATACCCGATCGACTCGACCCACGTCCGGGGGAGCTCCGCCAGGTAACTTGTCCCCTCCACCCGCACCCCCCGCTTCAACTCCACCGCCGCCCCCTGCGTGACGTTGGCCAGGTCACCGGTCAACGAATTGAACGTCCCCCCCGAATTATCCAACCGCACCGTCAAGCCGGAATCGCTATCCCCCACCTCCTCATAATCGTACGCCACCACATACGCCGACACATCCGCCGTATCCGGCGCCGTCCCCACCACCAGCGACCGCGCCGGCTCCCCGGCCAGCCGCAGCTGCCCACTCAACAACGTCGCATCGACCACCCTCACCGCACAATCTCCTCCACCGCCTCCACAAACGCCATCGCTGCCTCCCCCAACCGCCGCGCATTCGTCAACCGCTCCTGCACCGGCCCCTGCGCCTCCGGCTCCAAAAACGCCGTCAACGACTCCCCATTCTCCACCCAGCAAAGATACCCCCGCAGATCGAGGTCGCACATCTTACCCGCCAACACAGCCAACATCCGCTGCGTACTCAAATGCCTACCACCACTACCCATCACCTCACCTCCCACAACTCACGACTCACTAACCACATCCCCCTCTCCCAGACTTTTGGGAGAGGGGCCAGGGGAGAGGGCTCACCGCCCACCCCCCTCTCCCAGACCTTTGGGAGAGGGGCCGGGGGAGAGGGCTCACCACCTCCCCTCCCTATCCCACCGGTCCAGCTGCGGGCCCGTGGCCACCCCGCTATACTTCGCCGCCTGCCGGCGCGCCACCTTCGCCAACCCCCGCTCAAACTCCCTCAACCGCGCCTCCGCCCACTCCCGCAGCTTGCGCGGCACACTCCTTCGATCCTCCTCCTGCACCCGCTCCTGCGCCACAAACCCACTCGCCCCCACCACGACCAACGTCTCATCCTCATCCGGCAGCGTCGTCTCCGACGCCCCATCCAACCCGCTCACCGCCCGCTTTTTCGTGTACCACACCCGGACCACATCGCCCGACTGCGGCTCGCTCTCACTGTCGATGAACAAAACATCCCCCGGCCACAACTCGAAATCACACCACACCGGCGGATACTCCGGGTCCGACGAGTCATAACCCCGCCACACCCGCTGAACCTCCAAATAATCCGTAATGGACGAGATATCCACCTCTCGCCCACTGCTGCCCAGCGCCACCGTCGTGACCGCCACATCCGGGCTAACCTCCGTATACCTGGCCAGCGCCCACCGGATCGCCTCGTCGAGATCGTCCTGGTCGTACGCATACGCATAACTCAACCGGGCCTTCGTCCACAGTCCCCTTCTAAACCACTTCAACTCTGCATCCGCCCACGACACCAGATGCGAAAAATCCCCCTTGCCCACGTGACGCGCCGCCGTAAACCGCGCCGCCAGCGCCGCCGCGCCACTGACCAAAAACCCCTCATCGTCCACCGGAAACGTCGTCGCCAACGCCCCGTCGAGGCCGTTCAGCGTCTGCTCCTTCGTGTACCAAATCCTGACCGTGTCGCCGCTCTGCGGCGTACTCTGATCGTCGACATAGAGCACCCCCCCCGGCCACACCTCAAAATGCCGCCAGTTCGGCGGATGCCCCGGACTGCTCGAATCATAATCCCACCACACCCGCACCACCCGCACCAACCCCGACACCGACGAAATATCGATCTCCCGCCCGTTGGCCGTCAGCGCGACCGTCGTGATCGCCTCATCTGGCTTATACCGGCTGTACAACTCCAACGCCTGCCGGATCGCCTCGTCCAGCGCCTCCTCATCATAGTCCCCCCCGCCGATCGCCCGCCGGCGTCCCCGCAGCCCCTCCTCGAACTCAGCCATCGCCGACGTCGCCCACGCCTGCAGGCGGTCAAACACCTTCGCATCCACGTTCGCCTGCTCCGCGATCTCGATCGCCCGAAACCGCGCCGCAAACGCCGCAGCGCCGGCCACAACAAACGCCTCATCCTCCACCGGAAACGTCGTCGACGTCGCCGAATCGAGACCATTCAGCGCTTGCTCCTTGGTATACCAGATTCGAACCTTCTCCCCACTCTGCGGCTCGTCACTGTCATCCACAAAAAGAATCGACCCCGGCCACACCCGAAAATTCCGCCAGTTCGGCGGCTACGAGGGACTGCTCGAATCGTACGGACACCACACCTTCTCCACCCGCAGCAGCCCCGACACCGACGAAATATCCACCTCCCGCCCGGTGCTGCTCAGCGTGATCGTCGCAATCCCCGATTGCGGCCGCACCCGGCTATACTGCTCCAACGTCTGCCGGATCGCCTCGTCCAAATCCCCCGTCGCCCAGATCGCATTCCCCGAATCCTGCAGGGCGATCTCCACCCGATCCCGCAACGTCGTCAGCGTCTCACTGCTCGCCGTCGCCACCTCCACCTCCGCACCCGACGACCGCCCACTCAGCTGCAGCTCCACCCGCGCCCGCTCCCGCATCGTCGACAGCGACAAACTGCTCTTCGTCACCGCCTCATCCACCGGCCCCCCCGCCGCCGCCGTCACCTGCGTCAGCACCCGCTGCCGGAGAGACGTCAACGTCGCACTCCCCGACCCCCCCGCCGGCGTCCCCGTACCCGAACCCGTCGCCATAACGACCCCCTACACAACTACTGCGTATACCACCTATTATACGCAACTATCCCCCCAGCAATTTCCTCATTGCCCTCAGTGATTCTACCCCCCACCCCCTCAGTGATCACTCAGTGCCTCAGTGATTCTACCCCTCAGTGCCCTCATCCCCTCAGTGGTTCTCACCACCTCCACCCGCACCCCCCTCCCCACCACCCCCCACCGCAGCGCCGTCAAATAACCCACCTCCACCACACCTCCCCAATCCGCCCACACTCCCGCACCGCCACAAACCCATCCACCGCCGGCAAAACCCGCGGCAGCGGACACGCCACCGCCCCCCCCTGCCGCGTCTCCACGACCCGGCGCATCACACCGGGATCGTACTGCGACGCAACACCAACAACCACCTCCACCCCCGCCACCGCACCCGCCACCACCGCAACAAGCGCAACCAACCTCATACTAACCCACCGTCTCCACATCCGGATTAACAAAATTCCAGCCGCTTTTCTGCCGCCACACATACACCGTCCCCGCATCCAGATAAAACGTCACCTGGCCACTGGCATCCGTTGTCCCACTGGCCAGCACGTTGCCACCACCTACGTCACCCGTCACCCACACATCCGCATCCGCAACCCCTGCCCCATCCACCGACGAGGTGAGCGTATACACAAACGTGATCGCCCCACTCCCCGCCGTGATCCCGTCCGTCAGCGCCTTCCCCGCCGTCCCCGCAGCCTGGTGACCCGCCGTCGCCTCATCCCACACCGCATCGGCGATATCCGCAGCCGTGAGAGCATCAGTCACCACCTTGATCGCATCGACCACCGCGTCTATCGTGGCCAACTGCGCATCGATGTCGCTATCGTCCGCCGGGTCCGCCGGCAGGTTGTCCGTCTTGGCCTTGATCGCATCGACCACCGCGTCTATCGTGGCCAGCTGCGCGTCTATGTCGCTGTCGTCCGCCGGGTCCGCCGGCAGGTTGTCCGTCTTGGCCTTGATCGCGTCGACCACCGCGTCTATCGTGGCCAACTGCGCGTCTATGTCGCTGTCGTCCGCCGGGTCCGCCGGCAGGTTGTCCGTCTTGGCCTTGATCGCGTCGACCACCGCGTCTATCGTGGCCAGCTGCGCATCGATGTCGCTGTCGTCCGCCGGGTCCGCCGGCAGGTTGTCCGTCTTGGCTTTGATCGCATCGACGTCGGTCCACAGCTGCGCCCCCGCCTTGCCGGCATCCACGTGCCCCGTCGACGCCTCGTCCCACACCGCATCCGCAATATCCCCCGCGCTCGGATTCGCATTCGTCAAATCCGTCACCGTCCCAACAGTCGACGCCGACTTGGCATACCCCGTCCCATCGTAATCCGCCTCCAAATTGTCCGCCGCCGTTTCGTCGTCATCGATCGAATGCACATCCACCTGGAGCAGATCCGACCCAAACATACTATCCCACACATTAGCCGGCACAACCATGAACCCCTGCCACACCGGCAGCGCCCCGCTCTCATGCACCGCCACCACCAACATCCCCAACGTACCCGTATCCGTCGTATCCAGAGGAACCCCATACCACCCATTCTCATCGTGCGTCGCCCCCGCCGCATTATGAGTCTGCGCAAACGCCCCCCCATTCTTACTCAACCGGATATCCGCCTGCGAAATCGTCAGACCCGTCTCCGCCGTTTTCCCGTCGCCCTCATCCAGAAACGGACCGAGTTTGATCGTCACAGCCGTCGATTGCCTCAACCACTGCATCAGGCCGCCCTCCTCAACCGGTAATGATGCGCCGCCACCGGCGCAACACTGCCCCCGTACGACGCCGGCCCGATCGCCGTGTCGTCATCCCGCAGCACAAACTCGTCCAAATAAATCGTCCCCGACGTCGTCCCCTCCAGCCCCTGCACCGCCCCCATCCGCGCCCGGTCAGGCTTCGACACATCGTATATATCCAGCCCCGTAATCTGTCCCTCTTGCGACCCGTCGATCCAGAGCGTCACCCGCCCGTCACTCGCCACATTAGAGCTGGCATACTCCACCAACACCTCGATATAATGCGGCGCATCCGTGATCGCCTGATTGCCCGTCGTATCCCACCCCCCCACATCGTCCACAACCTGCGCCCGAATGTTGTACGCACTACCCGAGTACTCCACATCCACAAACTGACGGACGCTCCCCCCATCGCAGAAATCCACCAGCCGGAACTCATCCCCGTTCCCCATCGAAACGCCGTTGGGGTCAAAATAAAACCGATACCGGAACGCCGCCGATGCGAGAGAAACATTCACCTGGCCATACAACGCGCTCGTATCATCAACCACCGCCTGCAGGCCATAGCCACTGCCGGCCATCGCCGCCGCCGCGTCCGCCGACAGATCCCCCCCATCCGTCGCCGTCGCATCATACTCGGACAAATTGCCCGCATTGTGGGTCACATTGAAAACCTCACCCACAGCTTACTCCCCCTCATCCTCCGGCCAGACCGCCGGCGCCGACCCCGTAGCGATCACCACCGACCCATCCCTGTTGACGTGGAAATAGAGATCATCCAACGACCCGCCGGCCTGCCGCTCCGCCTCCGCCTTCAACGCCGCCGCCGTGTCGTACGAACTCAGATCGCCGATCGTGATCCGCACCCCATCCACCTCAATAACGATACCGCCGTCCCCCGTGCTGGCCACCCGCCCATAGGTCGCCACCTCACACCTCCACCCACACCGTCACCGTCGCCGAATCCCCACTGTTCACCTGGTCAATCGTCGCCTTCAACCGGCCATGCACCACATACGGCTCGTATACCTCGTTACTTCCATCGAACGTGACATCACTACCGAGATTATCCTGCACCTTACGCCGAGGACAGACCTTGACATCCGTCGCCCCATCCACCAAACTAACAATCTTCTCCCCCGCCGGATCGGCCTCATCCTCCAGCGTTACATCCGTCGTCCCCGCCGGCGGCGATCCCACATACGCCACGTGAACCGCCAACACCCGCCCCGCCACATGCGGACAGCACCCCGTCGACGTCGCCGCCCCCGCGCTCCCCACCGCCGCCCCCGTACTGAATTGAATGCGATCAACTCCCATGACTGCCAATCCTTTCATAGAGCCTGAACCCCAACGCATCCCGCCCCGTCCGATCCAACCCTGCCGCCCGTACCCTCATCTTAGCCAGGTGAAGCGACATCCACGGCCGCCGCGTCGAGGTGTACACCTGCCTGAAAGCCCTACCCAACAAATCTACCCCGTGAACCCCCCTCCGCCTGGCCAAATTCTCCCCCCGCCCGGCTATCACACTTGCCCCCGCATCGAGAAACGCCTCCAGCATCGGACTCTCCGGCGTATAACAACACATTGCAAATACCATCACACCTTTTAGATCCGCCCGGCGTACCTGCTCCGCCCCCATCGCCGTCGTCCAGCCAGTTCCATACCAAAATGGCTGGTCAATTAGACCGTGGAGCTTGAACATCAACAAACCATAGCCTTCCAGGAAGACAGGCTTAAACGTCTCCAGACGGATAGGCGGCGCCAACACCGGCTCCACCCCCGCCACCTTCCGCATCCCCCATCTAAACTCCTGGCAACACATCGCCAACACCTTCACAGCACCCTCCTCCTGGATTTTTACTGAGAAAATTCACCAGCACCCACCAAAGCAAGGCACCAGCTCCCTCAGCCATCGGGCACCCTCGAGAATGAACTAGAAACTCACGAAAAAACTAGATCCAAAGACGCGCAGACGGGTGCTACACGCAGCCTTCCCGCGGTCGAAGGACCCGGCGACACCCATAACAAAGCCCCCTGACTTCAAACACACCCCCGTTGTCCCCGTCGACGCCCAGCGACAAACGCGCCCCCCCTAGCGACCTAGAGACGAGACACAAACTCGTGCACCGCCTTGAGGTTCGCTCCACCACCCCACCGTGACCCTTACCGAGCCGGGGATCCACCCCGCAGGCAACCCCCGGCTCCGGCCATCGCTCCGCCGTAGACGCATCACGCATCACGGATCACTGCAAATTCGCCTCAAACATCAGCGCCCACTTCGTCGTCACGCACATAAAACCCACCAAGTCATACTGGTCAATGGCCACATCATTCCCGTCCGTCGTCAGCAAATTCGCCTTCGCTATGGTAACACCGTTATTGTCGTCACCATAGAAAAACAGCATCTGCCCCAAATTCGAGCAAGCAGTCGGCGTTATAACCGTCGCCCCCGTCGAGTTCACAATGTACAACGTGCTAGTCGGGGTGAGATCGTACGAATTCGTGATCTCAGTGTGACTCATCTCAAACACCCCGCCGGCAACATCCAGCCCACCGGCACTCACCGTCAGCCCCCCGGCCAGCGTCGAGGTATCACTAACCGCCAGCGTCCCACTAACCACCGTGTTCCCCGTCGCATCCGCCACGGTAAAAGCCGATGTGTCCACCGCGATCCCGCCGTCGGCATTAGCCAGGCCGGCCAGCGTCGACGTCCCCGACACCGTCAGCGTCCCACTGACCACCGTGTTCCCCGTCGCATCCGCCACCGTGAAAGCCGATGTGTCGACCGCGATCCCGCCGTCGGCATTGACCGCCCCGGCCAGCGTCGACGTCCCCGACACCGTCAGCGTCCCACTGACCACCGTGTTCCCCGTCGCATCCGCCACGGTAAAAGCCGATGTGTCGACCGCGATCCCACCGTCGGCGTTAGCCAGGCCGGCCAGCGTCGACGTCCCCGACACCGTCAGCGTCCCACTGACCACCGTGTTCCCCGTCGCATCCGCCACGGTAAAAGCCGATGTGTCCACCGCGATCCCACCATCGGCGTTAGCCAGGCCGGCCAGCGTCGACGTCCCCGACACCGCCAGCGTCCCACTGACCACCGTGTTCCCCGTCGCATCCGCCACCGTGAAAGCCGATGTGTCGACCGCGATCCCGCCGTTAGCATTGACCAGACCGGAAAACGTCAGCGCACCAGACCCGGTAAAAGCCCCACCGTCGCCCCACTGCGCCACCGGCGTACCCCCGTCCCGAATCTCGAAACAGTTGCCCACCCCGGCACAGTCCACCATCAGCCCTGGCGTCGCCGTAGCCACATCCGTCGGCACCGAAACGTGTATCCCGCTGAAATGCGACACCCCCAGCGAAACAATCTCATTCCCCTCATCGATGGACGCCTCCCACCGCTGCACACCCCCCACCACCAACACAACAACAACCAAAATCCCAACCAACCCAACGAGAAACCACCCATCACTCCTGCTCAGCCTGAACCTCACCTCCGGCCTCCTTTCCTTTTACCTCAACCTTCTTGCTACCCGTCGACGACCCGGACCGGGACCGCGTGCGCTTCGAAGCCGGCTTCTTCGTGACCGGCTTCCTCGTGGCCCGCTTCTTCGCCGCCGGCTTCTCCGGCCGCCAGACCTTCGCGCCGAACCGAGTCACCACCTCAATGCCACCATCCTCCAACTTCCGCGCGCTATACACTGGCACACCCACCAGCCCCAACTCAGCCAACGCCCGCCCCAACTCTTCCACCGGCACCTGCACCCGCTGAGCCACCGCATACTCCGCCATCCTCGCCGCCCCCTCCGCCATCGAATCCAAAAAACCCATGACAACCTCCTCCACACAGGGGCAGACCTCACGCCTGCCCCCACGAATCACGTCTCACGAATCACGTCTCACGCATCACGCGCTACCCCTCAACAAACGTCAGCACCAGCGTCAAATCATCGCCGGTCCCGGAAACACCTCCATCCGTATCAACCGTAATGACCAACGTATCCCCATCCTGCAGCCGGGGAAACTCCGTGCCGACAAAATCATCCTTGTCAAACTCCACAATTGCATTCGCCCCACTCCCGACCGCCGACGACGTCAAATGAGCATCGGCATCACTCGCATCACCGATCTCCATCTTTGCACTGTCATCCGACGAGGTACAGGCCGAGACATGCAACAGCGTACAATCCGACGGCACCTTCCACCGAACACTCATATCCGTCCCCGTCCCGGGCACGTGTACAGTGTGAACAAACTTCCTCAACATGACACAATCTCCTTATAGTTGAACCTACCCGACCAACCGACTACCCGACTAACTCACATTCCGCTTCCCAATGCCCCGATAGGTGGCCACGCCATAAGCCCAGTAATCCCTGACCTTAATCGGCAGCACATCATTCGTGAACATCAAACCGGCCAGCTTACTGGTGACTACATACAGCTGTGGAGGGGGATGGATCCCCCCGCCCGGATTGTCGGCGTACGCCATTTGAATGATGGGAGCCACCATCGGATCCGCCAGATAGCCCCAATCGTTCGTGTCAGTCCAATCTGGCACACAGAGAGGGACCGGCCGAGGGTCATCCGGGTGATCCATAGCGTACGGATTGACGTGATAGTCACTCGTCCCCGGTTGCCCCTGGGGACCCGCACCATACCCGAAATCGCTCATCGCCCCGTCATACAAATCGATCGGCACCAGACAGTACCGCGGAAACAGACCTTGCCGCTTTGAGCTCCCCAACTCCGTTTGTTTGGCACACTCGATCCTGGCCGCCTTCCACGCCGACCACGAATACGCCGTGGTGGCCAGGTTCCCGTGATCGTTGTGGAAAAGAGCCGTGCTGTCCTGGTCCAACGTCGGTCCAACGCCGGCACTAGCCGTAAAGAGCCCCGCAATCCTACCCGACCGGGTCTGTACCGAAGACAAAACCATCGCCTTGGGAATCGCCTGTATCTCGGCAATGGCACTGTTCCTCAGCATCTTCTCCGTGATCCCCACGTACCCACCTCGCTTGATGAACGAATCGCTTTCCTTGCTATCCGCCACCGTCAGCTCAGTGTATGCTGCCCCGTCTGCTACGATGGGCAGGTCACCAATCCCACCAAACTGCAACCAGGCCATATCATGCAACGTCCCATCCGTCGGCTGCACGACAACAATCTTTTCATACCAACGATACCAGCCCATGCGATCGTAGAGCGGCACAATCACCTTGTTCATGGCATTGACTGCCAACCCCGGCAGTGTCGTCGGATTCGCCGTTGCCAACGCCTCCCTCTCGTTGAACACCCCAGTCCAGTTACCATCACCGCTCAGCAAATAGTAAATCCGATCCGTCCGCCGCAGATCAGGCACCGGCAGCGACGCGCCCGGCACGCCAAAGATCCAGTCGACCGCCGCCTCCATCTGCTCCAGCCCCGTCGGGCCCAGCGAGATCCGGCCACCATCGCCTCGAGGTGCATCGCCCATCCCGGTGACCGTCTGCCCGGCCTCCCGCTCGGCCATCAGCCCGGCGAGCCGCTCCACCGACGCGCTCAGCCCGTCCAGCCGCTCCACGACCAGGTCGCCGGCCGGTGTCGCCGACGCCGCCGGCACAGGCACGGGCTCCGGCTCCGGATCGGCCACAGGCGCAGCCACCGCAGCCGGCCGCGACAACACCTCCACCTGCCCGGCGAGACGCTCCACCGACGCACTCAGCCCCTCCAACCGGTCGATCCGCTCTGCCACCCCGCGGATCGCCTCCAGCGCCGCACCGAGGTCCACTGGCCGCTCTTGCTGGGCCTGGGCCTGCTGCAGCACGGGCGCGACCGCCGGCGACAGCTGCTGAAATCTCTGCGTCGAATGCTCCGCACGCGGCGCTTCCTCCTCCGGAGGCGCACTCCCCTCGCCCCCCGCAGTCCTCACTTCCTCTGACATGGCTTCACTCCTTTGGGGATACGCCCCCAAGCGATAGCGAGACCGAGGCCACTCCCCGGTCTCCATTGCAGCCAACGCCTTGCGGACGTACCCCCGCGCGCCGGCAGCATAGACAAAATCAACCGACTCGATCTTTCGAAAAGCCGTCGTGACCCTCAGACCGGCCTCCTCGTCGAACACCGAGTCGTGATAAAAAACAGCTGACAAGCCAAGCGAAGGAACTTCCAATCCCGTCTCCTTGTCAGCCAGTATCTGATCCACCAGGTGGCCAACGAACGCCCCGGGCGACCCGGGCTCCTTGTCATACAACCGGATACCCCCAACGACCGCTCGATCCTCCTCCGACCACTGGGCATCGAACGTCACCCCGGCCAGGTTGCGCACCTTCGGCTCCCCCCGCGAGCCCCAGAAACCCACCTGATCCGGGTGATCCAGGTAACACGAGACCTCACCAAAGAGCGGCGCCGCCGCCTGGGCCACATCCGCCGGGATCAACCAGGTACTCTCCTCCCCGTTGGCCATCATCACCCGACCCGGCTGCAAAAAGATGCAATCATACTCCCGCCGGCCCGACCGATTGACGCCCCCGCCCACCGGCTCCAGCTGGAGCAACAGCCGGCCCGAGTGCACGCGCGCGAGATCCCCACGCTCCAGATCCGGACCCTCCGCGCCAGCCTCCCCCTCCAACCGCTCAACCTCTTCCACCATAAAAACCTCCCTGAAAAATTGTCATTCTGAGCCAAAGCGTAGCAAAGGCAAAGAATCTCGTTCCACCCTGGAAAATTGTCATTCTGAGCCAAAGCATAGCAAAGGCAAAGAATCTCGTTCCACCCTGGAAAATTGTCATTCTGAGCCAAAACATAGCAAAGGCAAAGAATCTCGTTCCACCCTGGAAAATTGTCATTCTGAGCCAAAGCGTAGCGAAGGCGAAGAATCTCGTTCCACTATTGTTCACCAGAATAAAGAATCCTCTCGATCTCACCCTCGCCCAGCGGCTGGCCGGCAAACTTGAACGCCATCTCCACCGCCGTCGCGTCGTCGATCCATCCCTGCGCCTTCATTTCGGCCAACGCCCCAACGATCGCCGCCGCCGCCTGCGCCAGGCCCACGTTGTCGGCCCGGCTCACTTCACCCACCGACGCGCTCAGCCTCAGGTCGCCCCCCTTTGGCATCCTGGCCAGGCCCATGGCCACCTTCCGGCGGTACGCCTGCCCGACCAGATCAACGAGAAACCCACACAAATCCTCCTGACGCGCGGCGTAAAAAAGCGTCGTGGGCTCGCCCATCTCCTTGGCGGTAGCGTAATTCACACTTTCGCCCTCGCCGAGAAAGTGCAACGCCACGTTGGCCCCCGTTGCCGCCGCCAGCCGGAGGAGACGACCGTCTTGCGTGACATCCCCGGCCCGAATACTCAACTCATGCATCGTGACTTTCTCGCCCGGGCCATGGACATAGATCCCGTGCGCCACCGGATTCGAGGTGGCCAGCTGCCGCCGCTTCGCCTCCACCATGCTATCGTCCGCGATCTCCACATCCAGCAGCCCCTGGCGCGTCCTTTGCCGGTTGAGCCGCACCCGGTCCTTCAACCACTCCGAATACCTCTTCGCCCACGGCAGCACAGGGCCCAGGTCGCCCTCCCCCCGAACCGCCCCGACTACCTGGTTAACCGCAAAATGCAACATCACCGGCGGCAGCTTCCCACCGTCGCCGGCCTGGCCCGCCTCCGGGTGCGCCGGCGAGAGCCACCAGCGAGGCTCCACCCCGCGCCGCTCCCCGTACCGCAGCTCCACCTCATAATCGTCCTCCTCCGTCTCAATCTCCGCAATACTCGAGGCCGGCACAAGACGAAGATAACTCATGCCGTCCACTCGATTCGTGAATAAGATAGAGAACAACTCCCCCGACCGAGTCAACTCATCGCACATCGGCCCGAGCCGCCGATCCATCCGATTTTGCGGATGGTCCCAAAACGCCCGGACGAACCGCTCCACATCCCGGTGGCCCGAACTCACCACGATCCCCCCGCCGGTGACGTACGACCGCGTCAGATTGACAAGCCGCCGGATCAAAAAATTCTTCCGCCAGGCCTCCAACGCGTCGCCCAGGTCCTGCAACCGGTCACCCCACGGCCGATCCGCCGGCCCGAGCCGGCCGTATTCCTCCCACCCGGCCGAGTCATCGACGCGCACGCTCACCGCCGCGCTGACCTCCCGCGCCACCGCCCGGTCGATCACACCACCGAAAAAGAACCTCGCCAACCGCTCCCCAAAGCCGGCCATCTAAACCCCACAATCCTCAACGTCCAGATCCGTCGCCCGCGACGGCGACGGCGACGACGAGGGCAGCGCCGGCCGGTCCGGCACCACCCAGATATGCACCGGCCGCACCTTCAGCCGCCGGATAGCCTCCCGCGCTTCAGCCTCCCCCACCGGCGTAATCGCGTAAATTGCACTCCCCCCGAGAAACTTGGTGCACCCGGGCGACCCGTCCACCGCCGGCACGTCCACCCGCAGCATCCCCGCCCCCGCCACCGTCACCTCCGACACCTCCCCGGCAACCACGTGACGCCCCATCAGCTCCACAATCGCCCAAATCGGCTCATCGAACACCTGCTTCTCCATTGACCCCTCCTCGACCTGATCACCACTCCCCATCGTCGATCTCCTCCAGCACATCCCCTAGCGTCACAACCCCGCTTGGTCCCGTCCCCGGCCACGGCTGCCGATCCAGGACCGCCGTCAGCGCCGCACCGACGAGCAAATCATCGTGCCCGTACGCAATCAAACCATCGTACGCCACCGCCTCCCACACCCCCCATTTCATCCGCTTACCCGGCCCCTCGCCGACTTCATACTCGCACGCCTCCACCTCATGCCAAAACTGCCGCGTCTCCGGCGCGCCATCGTCGACATAATCCCGATAACGCCCCGTCTCCACGATCGCCAAAAAGTCCCACCCGAGCTCGCGCTTGACCTTGGGGGAAAACACCACCGGAATGACCTTCTCCCCCAACGCCTGGGCCAAGAACGAGGACAACCCCGCGCCCACCCCCGTCGCATCGACGACCACCCATACCGCCCCCCAATGCTGCACCAGCGCCAAAATCTGCCCGTACAGCCCCGTGTGCTTTGCACCCAGCCACAACCGCCGGTCGACAGTCCGGTAGACTGGCAACCGTCCATACGCCACGTCCACCTCCACCACCGTCAGCGCCGTCGCATCCCGCCGAGAGTTCTCCAGCAGCATCCGCTCCAGCGCGTCACCCGGCGTCTCATCCTCCCCGGCGACGTCGACCAGCAACGCATACCGCCGCCCCGCCACCGGCGCGTGCCGCCGCTCGTGGCCGCCCCGCATCAACGCCCGCCGCAGCTTGCTGAAAAGCTTCCCCTCCGCGTCCACCTCCTCGAGGAAATACTGCGACTTTATGAGCGGATGGTTTCGCCCCCGCCTCGACACCTTGTCCGCCACGTAAAGCGCATACGCCGGCACCTCCGCGCCCACCGCACTCGCATCGTAGGTGAACACCCGACGCCGACCGTCCTGCGCTTCAAGGCGCTGCAGATGCGCCTTCGTCCGTGCCAACAGCGTGTTTTTCGTCCACGCCGTTCCCCACATCACCGTCGTGACGTTGGCGCTGGCGCCCATCGGCTCGAAATCCTTCTCCCACTTGGCAGACAAAATGTCCTGCGCTTCGTCTGCCTCCAGCAGGAGGTTCGCCGTCGCTCCCACGACCTTGGCCGACGGCTCAGCGCTGAAAAACAGCACCCGCGCCCGGCCCAGTTCCACAATGTACCCCTCCCGCCGTCGCCACCGCCGCCGCAGCCACTGGTTGTCCAGTCGATCCGTCAGCCGGAGGATGCTGTTGATCGTCTGCGGCTTGAACGTGGGCGAGGCCTTCACCACCTGCCCGCCGCGCCGCTGATAGAGACTCAACAGATACGCCTCCAGCTGCGCCGCCAGCTCGTTTTTCCCCGCCTGGCGGCTCATCATCACCACAAACGTCTCACCCCGGCCATGCAACACGCTCTCCAGGATAGCCCGCGCCGGCTCCAACTGATACCGCCGCAGCGGCAGCCCGACCACCACCCGCGAAAAAACCTCCAGATCCGCCAGGCACGCCCCCATCGCCCGCACACGGGGCCCGACCCGGGCCAGCCTCTCTAACCCCCCTCGGCCTCGATTGTCAAAGGACTTTTTTTTCCCGTTAAATCCACGCCCAAGACCTCGCTGGCCACCGCCAGCGCGTCCTCGATTGCCTCCCCCAGCCCCCCCTCACCGCCGCCGAGCTGCACCCGATCGCGCATCAACCGCCCCAACCGGCTCGTTAGCAACCCAAACAAACCCAGCAACCGGATATACTCCTCCGACACCAAATCCTCCCGCCCGTCAATGTACGCCGACAACTCCTCCACACGCCGGTCCAGATCCCGAATCCGCGCATCGAGATCCGCAGGCAGATCGCCCGCGTCGTCGTAAACGCCGTGCTTCCGCGCGTTCTGATTGCCGGCCGGCGCGCCCGCCGACGCCGAGCCGCCGCCATGCGCCCCGCACCTCGGCGGATCGCTCCCCCGCACCGCCCACGCCCGGCACGGCTCCCCATCCTTCCGGAGTGCCGTACATCGCCTCGACCCCATCATCACACCTCACACCTCACACCTCACACTCACACCCCACACCTCACACCTCACACTCACACCCCACACCTCACGCCCCACGCATCACGCCTCACGCCTCACGCCTCACGCCTCACGCCTCACACCCCCCCTCTCCCTCCTCGTCCTCGCACAAGAACCGAACGCTCTTAGCCATCGTCGCCGTGTCCCCCAAGCTGTTTGCCAACTCGTTGATCACCGTCGCCCGCGCCGACAACTGCTCCGACAACGCCTTCATCTGCTCCGCCCCCCGCTTCATCCTGGTCGACTCCACCAGCAGCCGCGACGCCTCCTCCTCCAACCGGGCCCGGATACGACCCATGATCTGCAGCCCCACAGACTGCCCCTCACCCCCGGCCTTACTGCTGTCCTCCATGAGCCTCCTCCCCGGCATCCCGCTCGGCCAGCGCCGCGACCTGCCGCAACGCGATCTCCACCGACTTGACCGCCACGTATTGCTCCCGGACCAGCTTGATCAGCTCCTCATCCCGTGCATCCTGCCGATCCACCATCCGCCGCGCAATGTCGACGAAATCGCGCATTACGTTTACCGCCTCATCGGCCTGGTGGCGCGCCGTCCCCGCCTGCTCCAGCACCAGCGAGTTCACCGCCCGCCGCTCGATCCGCTCCGTCTCCAGGATCTGCAAAAAGAACTGCATCAACTCGTGACTGTAATCCCCGTTGCGCAGAACCTTCTTCCGCGCCTCCTGGTCGAACTCTAGATCCGCCTCATCCCGCTGCGTCGACACCTGCGCCCGGCGCACGAAAATGCCCAACAGGCGATCCCTCTCCTGGTACACGATATACAAAAAGAGAACCACCACCGACCACAGCGACGGATTGCGGACCAACTCCGCAAACTCCACAGACCTACCCCGCCGCCAGCTTGCGCGCGTGCACCGCCGTCCCGGCCCCTGCAGCTGCAAACCCGGCCCATAGCGCATACCA